CTAAAGGGTTACCATCATAGGCTACACCACTAATATCATTAGTTTTTAACCAATCACAAGCTGCTTTGAGATCTTGTGTGGTTGCCTCACCACTACGAACCCGGTTAAGGAATTCAGTAGTGACAAGGTTATGCAATTCATTAAATTGCTCTTCGTTAGCTTTGTTCATTTTAATTTATATGAGACAGGATCACGTGCTCCCGTGTTGGATGATATCCAAACGTGGCTCGCATCCAATCAAGCCAATTTCTACTACCCTTTTCCTGATTACATCGACGACATGATGGTACAACATTAGCGGTGACATCTTTGCCACCTTTACATTTTGGCCGAACATGGTCGATAGTAAGGTTGTGTAATTCATGTAATTCTCCGCAATAAACGCATTGACAATTAAAGTGTTCCTTAATAGCTTTTCTCCAAAGCTTTTTGGCATCAGGACTTTGCATTGATATTAAATTTTGTAGATAATGTTCAGGTGAAGGTAGTAATGGAGTCATTAAAACTATTTAGAGGATACGAATATCTTAGTTTCAATAAGCTCTACAGCTGCATCATCTAGCTGGTTATCTGTGGTAGCGACTAACTTTTTAAGAACATCCAAGATGAGTCTTTTAACTGAGTCAGACTTAGCAAAAGTTAGAATAATTGGTTTGAGTAAAGTAATCATTTTAATTAGGTGTTAGAATAATCCAAATTTCTTTTTGGGTTTAGGTGGTAATAATGCAGAAATAGGTACAACATCTTGACATAATACTTTCATCTTTGAATTAGGATGAAAAGTAAAACCTTTCTGTTGTAACTCTGCACATTTTAATGCTCGAACTAATTCATAGTCGAGTCTCATTTTTTCTTCTTGTCTCTTAGCAATAGACTTACATTGTTTTATAGATTCTCTATCTAATGGAACCATAAAGTTAAGCTGGAAACCCCAGTTTTCTCCTTTAGTGTAACTCTCTTGCCTAAGACTTTGAAGATCATCATTCCATGTTCTGGGTTCTGTATGATTACCCATATAGAATGGTGAGAATGTCATCGTACTTCCGTTGCAACTTATGTTAGGACCAAAGTATTGTCTACTCTGAGCTCCATTGTTCTGAAATTGCACAGCCTGATTGGTGACATTTCCCGTCGCTGCGGCGACTGGATTAGATGTATTGTTCGTTTCGCCTTCGGCGTAAACAGGACTTCCTATTGAGAGAAGACCGATAAGGAAGTAGTAGTAGCGTTTGTGGTGATGTTTCTTGTCACGTCTATCTGCTCTATTACTCCTGCAGCTCTGGTAACCGTCTCTAGCTGGAATGCGTCTCCAGCTGTTGAGATGTCGAATACCGTATCTGTTGCTGTTATTCCTCCAGAAGTTGCGGAGGTTGCTGTAATATTGCTTCCAGTCCAACTGTCTAGCTTTCCACCAAACACCTGAGTCTGAATAGTTTCTGTTACAGTCTGAGTTGTTGTTGTCGTACTGTTCATCGACCCCTGAGTAAACTGAGGCGTAACAGTATTTGCTCTCGCTACTGCGGGTGACAACAGAGCTAAGAGTATTAACCATTTCTTCATGCTTTTGATGTAGGTTCTGATTTCTTTGCCATTGGGCATTCAAGTGTCTTATTGTTAGTATTACTCTTGCCAGTAGTTAAACCAAATGTAGCTAAAGCTCCTGTAAAGACCGAAGCCACGAAAGTGATATCGGAATTGCCAGATTTCTTTACCATTGGTAGATCTACGTAGTTCATTGTAATAATAAAACCTGACCACACCACTACGCCAAGTCTAACAAAAGTACCTAAGATTTCTATTTGATGTTCCTTATCTTCAGCAACATCTTTTAGTTTACCTATTAGTCCTTTTTTCCTTTCTTCTGGTGGTTTTCCTTCCATTTGTTAATTTTACCCTGAATGAATTTTTGTAGTTTCTTCTTTATTTGATCGAAGAATGGTGTAGCTAGGGTGGTGGTTGCTACTGCTGCCACAGCTGCATAAGTTGCAGTTGCTACGACTTCAGCCGTTGGCAGAGGTAACTGTATATCTAATACAGGTATATCTAATTTAGGTGGTGGTTTAGTTTCAGTTTCCGTCTTTATTTCTTCCGTACCTTCTGGACGTTCAAGATCGCTAGGTGGAACGATTATCATTTTATATGATGGAACGTCAGCTGTAGGTAAAGGGATGGATATTGTTTCTATTGTTGGTGCATTCGGAATTATTATTCTTGGGATTTCTTCCATGCGTCTTTTACCGCATCTGTCCAAGCTGCATTACATATAGCTTTAACCTCTTCTGGTTCTTTGCTTATGTCTGCATCTGGATTTAACACATGTCTATGAAAAGATCTTGTCAATTCAACACCGTCTTTTTTGATGACGGTTGCTTTGCGGACTTGCACCGCTTTATATTGACCGACAACTTCTATCTTGTCGTATTCTATTGATTCAGTTAATGCCATTAAGATTAATCTCCGATTAAAATAGGTTTAGGTTTAGTTTGATAAATAAGTACCACCAACATATATTCTTGTACTGTTATTCATGTGTGAATGTTGTAAGTCTTGTGAATATCCACCGCTATTAAGTTGGGCAATATATATTTGTTCAGACGTACTAACAGCAGCTATTGCTGGCATAAACGAGCCAAAATTATCAAAATAACCTATTGAAACACTAGAAGGTCCACCACATTGAAATGGTAAACCTGCTACTTGTGCATAACCAGCACCACTTACAGTTCCTTTGTTTGATAGAGTTAATTCAATACGGAAAAATACCGTTTTTCCGATTTTTACATATTGACCCGATTGAGTTGCATAGGATTCATCACTTACATCATTAGGACTCCAAAGCCATACTGGAGTGAAAGTTCCCTCTTCATAGTCGTCCATTGTATTGGAAGCAGCAAGAGTTAAGCTATTACCAAGACAAATTCCATTGTTAAATGAAACTTCTCCACTATCATGAAGTCTTACCTTCTCTACTGCATTATCTGTAGAAGTAGTTGTATCATGCGTAAAGAATGATAGACCAACTCTGTGTTGACTTGTTGAAGCTTGTCTAGCTGCTATTCCAGCAGAACCAGCACCTCCACAAGCAAAAGAAATTCCACCGCCGTACTCTCCAGTATTTCCATGAGCACCATCAAGGTGAATACCAGTTGTTGATATTCCAGAATTTGATACAACATAATGACTTGTATCTATATGTAATCTTGCATCAGGAGAAGTTCGAGCTATACCTACGTTTCCAGACGAATCTATACGCACACGTTCTGTATTACCAGAACCTCCGTTTGTAAAGAATTGGATTCGTGCTTTATCTTCTGTTCCCGATTCTCTATCTATTTCTATTTTTCCAGCTTCAAAAGCTGTTCCATCATTTCTAGAACTATAGACAGAGAGACGTCCTCTATCTCCAGAACCTGATCCAGTATTATTTGATGTTAAACGTAACTCGCAAGCAGCAGAAGCTCCTGTAGCTAAATTAAGTTTCCCAGATGGACTTGTTGTACCTATACCTACGTTTCCAGACGAATCTATAACTACGTTTGACTCTGCTTCTAAAGTATTAGCAGTACCAGAGCCAGTAATAACTCTGTTATCTGCGTTGTTGTTTATTGTTGTACCACTTGCATCTTCAAAAGCTGGAGGTGAACCAGCTCCTGTTGATGTTAGTACTTGTCCGTCTGTTCCCGGACCTACAGTTGTAGGATTACCAGATGCGTCATATGTTATTACATGACCATCGGTACCAGCTGCTAATTTAGCTGTAGTAACAGCATCGTCAGCTATAGCTCCTGTTTTTAATTGTGTTAGTGCCATAATTTATGAAGGTTTAGGATATTTTTTCTTGACAGGATCGACCACGTCTGTCTTCCATTTGTCAATTCCGTTGTGGTAAATGTAATCGAGTTGAGTACCCCAGTCTGGATACTCTGCTGTTCGATCATCTTTGTATTTTACTTTTGCGTATTCAGCGTCTAAAGTAACTCTAGCTGCATCTACTTTGGCTTGATCTATAGTAAGTTTCTTACCA